AGATGGTGGAAGAATAGGATTTAAAAAAGGTACTGACAAGAACTGGATTCAAAAAGCTACAGCATCAATTAAAAAAAGAGGAACTAAAGGAAAATGTACACCGATTACTAAAAAAGGATGTACAGGACGAGCTAAAGCTTTAGCTAAAACATTCAAGAAAATGGCTGCTAAGAGAAAAGCTTAATGGCTACTCGTCTCAAATCAAAATTTAAAACCGTTAAACTCATGACACCTCCAGGGGTGACTGAACCTTACATCGGAAGCTATATTTCCGGTAAATTAGGTGGAGTTAAGGTTGTCAATGAAAGTTTAAAGAAATATTATGGAAAGAAAGTAGATCCCAATTGGACCTCGAAAACTTAGTATATAAACTCCGACGTGGACTAGAAAGGCGTGTTCAAGCCTTGGCTATCTCCGTTACGTCAGGAGGGGTTGACAACATGGAAACCTACAAGTATATAATAGGGCAGATCAATGCACTGGAATCAGTGAAACAGGAAATCTCTAACCTGCTTGATGACAAAAAGGAGCAACATGACGGAACCATTATCGATATCAAAAAACCTAAAGGAAACTCCAAAGAAGTTCCCAAAGGAAGTCCCAAAACATAAAAACGCTCTCGAAGAAAAATATCAGGCACAACCTAAAAAAGAGATTACCAAAGAATCGACTAGATTACCTCAACCTACGGGTTGGAGAATTTTAGTTCTACCTTTTAAAATCGATGAGAAAACTAAAGGGGGAGTGCTATTAGGAAAAGAAACTGTTGAACGTCAACAAGTGGCGTCTCAGTGTGGAAACGTTTTAGCAATGGGAGGGAGCTGCTATAGCGATAAAGAACGTTATCCCGAAGGACCGTGGTGCAAGGTCGGTGACTGGGTGGTTTTTGCCCGTTACGCTGGCTCACGGATTGAAATTGAAGGTGGGGAAGTACGGTTGCTCAATGAAGATGAAGTATTGGCAACGGTCAAGGATCCAACGGATATCTTGCATAAATATTAACCATAGGAGGAAACTATGCCAGAAGAAAATAAGATCAAGAAGGAGGACCCAAAGGTAGACATCGATACGTCCGGACCGGAAATGGATGTCATATTACCCGAGGAGAAAAAAGAAGACATCATCGAGAAGGAAGAAACGGTTAAAGAAGTAATCAAGGACCAAGAACCAGAAAAAGAAGTCGAAGTCAAAGAAGAACCCAAGGAAGAAGTTAAAGAAACCAAAGAAGAGGATACTAAACTTGAGGATTACAGTAAGGGTGTGCAATCTAGAATTTCCAAACTTACGCGTAAGATGCGGGAAGCGGAAAGACAAAGAGACTCTGCAACCGAATATGCTCAAGCGTTAGAGACTCAAAGAAAAAGTGATCAGAAAAGATTTTTAAAAATTGATACTGATTACTGGAAACGATTTGAAACAAACATCAAAACCGGCATGGAATCGGCGCAACGAGAATTGGCCAGTGCCATTGAAGCGGGAGATGCAAAAGCTCAAGTCGAAGCTAACAAACGGATTGCAACATTAGCATTTGATAATGCTAAATTGGAGCAAGCCAAAGAAAACAAAGAAGACGTCAAATTATCTGACGGTGGTAAATTACCAAGACAAACACCACAGACTTTACCTGAACAACCTGCGGATCCTCAAGCGGAAGCATGGGCTGGAAAAAACAAATGGTTCGGTCAAAACCGAGCAATGACGTTTACAGCTTTTGAAATCCACAAGGATCTGGTTGAAAGGGAAGGGTATGACCCTAAATCAAATGAGTATTATACGGAGATCGACAAACGTATAAGAGTTGACTTTCCTAATAAATTTGATAAGGATAGGGGTATAGAAACGTCCAAGCCCGTTCAGTCGGTCGCTTCTGCTCAAAGAAGTGTAAAACAAGGACGCCAAACTGTGAGACTCACATCTTCACAGGTCGCTATTGCGAAAAAATTAGGTGTGCCACTCGAAGAATATGCGAAACAATTAAAACTCACGAAGGAGGCATAAGCATATGAAAAAAGAACAAGATAAGACTTCTCGTGCGAGCTCACACGGTCAAAGACTGAAAGACCAAAAGTGTGGACTCCCCCATCATCTTTAGATGCTCCGCCTGCGCCTGATGGATTTAGGCATAGATGGATAAGAGCAGAGAGTTTAGGGTTTCAAGACACTAAAAATGTCTCAGCTCGTTTGAGAGAAGGATTTGAATTGGTAAGAGCCGATGAATATCCAGATTCTCAATATCCCGTAATTACCGATGGTAAATACGCAGGTGTCATTGGAGTTGGTGGCCTTTTGCTGGCAAGGATATCGGAAGAGATTGCGAAGCAACGAGCAGCCTATCAGGATAAGTTAACCGAAGGGCAAGACGAAGCAGTAGAAACTAATCTCATGAAGGAACAGCATAAGAGTATGCCGATCAATGTTGAACGGCAATCTCGCGTAACCTTCGGTGGTACAAAGAAATAAATTTTATTTCTCGGGATAACAATTAATTCCCTATCACTGAATTCATTAACCGTTTGTGATAGTTAAAAATCACAAACACAAGGAGTAATATTATGGCAAATCGAAATACAGTAGGATTTGGATTAAATGCCACTGGAACTATGGGATCAAGCTATACGAACCAGGGCCAATCCAACTACTTTATTGATGCAGCAGATGCTACAGCTATATATAACGGACAACCAGTTAAGATAACGTCCGGTTATATCGTGACAGCAACTGCAGCGATTACCAATTCTTCTCTTGGGGTTTTAAATGGTGTGTTTTACAATGCGACTTCTACACAGAAGCCGACGTGGAATAACTATTACCCAGGTGGAATTACTCCAGCAAATAGCGAAGACACTACAGCGTTTGTTTTAGACAATCCGATGCAACTTTACGAAGCATCTGTTAATGCACTGATGGGGGCTTCACAGCCTGCAGCAGTTGTAGCAACAATTGGTCAAACAATGGGAACTCAAACATCGCAAGGAAGCACGACTACTGGAAAATCTAGTCAGTCGTTAGTTTTCGCTACAATACATGCCACTGCCAATACTTGGAGAGTTTTAAGGGTCTCAGCTGATCCTGAAAACGAAGACATGACTGCTGCGTGGTGCACAGTCGTTGTTGTTTCGAACTTAAACCAAATTATTGACAGCGCGGCGTAATAGGAGCATATAGACTATGGCAATATCACGAGCACAGCTAGTTAAAGAACTAGAGCCAGGCCTGAATGCACTATTTGGGCTGGAATATAATCGGTATGAAAATCAACATGCTGAGATATACGTACAAGAATCCTCTGACAGGGCTTTTGAAGAAGAAGTCATGTTATCAGGATTTGCGAACGCCGATGTAAAAGCGGAAGGGCAAGGCATATCATATGACGACGCTCAAGAAACTTTTACAGCACGTTACACTAATGAGACCATCGCTCTAGCATTTGCGATAACAGAAGAAGCTATCGAAGATAACCTCTACGATAGAATTGCTTCTCGTTATACAAAAGCTTTAGCAAGATCTATGAGTAACGCTAAAGAAGTAAAAGCAGTTAATCCATTAATTAATGGTCTACCATCTGGTAGCTTTAAAACTGGAGACGCTGTAACTTTATTTAGTACTCAACACCCGACAATTGCAGGAGTATTTAGTAATACTTTAGCAACGGCGGCAGATCTTAATGAAACGTCAATGGAGCAAGCTTTAATAGACATTGCTGCAATGACTGATGAACGAGGTCTTAAAATTGCTGCTAGAGGAGTGAAAATGATCATTCCTTCTAACACTCAATTTACTGCTGAAAGATTATTTAAATCTCAAGGCAGAGTGGGAACAGCTGATAATGATATCAATGCAACTAAATCTATGGGAATGATTCCTCAAGGATATCGAGTGAATAATTTCTTAACTGATACGGACGCATGGTATATTATTACAGACGTGCCTAATGGCATGAAAATGTTCAATCGTGCCCCATTGACAACTGCAATGGAAGGCGATTTCGATACTGGGAACGTTAGATACAAAGCTAGAGAAAGATACGTCTTCGGATGTTCTGACCCTAGAGGTATTTACGGCTCACCAGGAGCGTAACAACATTAGAGATGAGGCGGCCTTAAAACCGCCTCATTTCGTTTATAAAGATAGAAATTACCTATGAAAAACTTCAGAATTCAAATTCGATATTGTGGCTATTACACTGACTTTAACGTCATGTGTGAAGACACTCCTCAAGGTATCGAAAAATCAGTCCTTGACAAGCTGGGAAAAAATGAGGTAAAGTTCGAAAAAGACGGATTTACCCGTGGTAAATGGATAACCTATGAGGAGGTTATAAATGACAGACGACCTGTACATTACGAAACGGTCCTTGGAACTAGAGTGGCAACACGAGCACCTGAAGTCAGGGAAACATAATATTCGGATGATTGATATTAATAGACAAATCCAGGATGTTATCAAAGAGATCATTGCCAACGAGTTTGAAGCAGATACTCTTCAAACTAAAATAAACGACACCAAGCCTGAAGTTTCGATAGCCACTTAAGCGCTATCAAAAATCACACAAACACGTAGGGATCCCTTGCGCTAAATTAAATTTTGCGTTATATCTAAATTACTATACAATTATTAATTTGATGTAGACGAGTATAGTCGACGGCCTAAAGACTACATCATATAAATTAGGAGGATTATAATCATGGCAACAACTACGTTTAATGGTCCGGTACGATCCGAAAAAGGATTTGTACAGGTCAATAAAAACAGTACAACAGGAGCTTATACTTCAAGAGTTCTGGGACTAAAACCAGATCTTACGAGTCTAACTGCTACCACTGTGGCAACAGCGACAACATTGACTTACACTAAAAATGTAATCACTGTCAATAATTACACAGGAGCTACTACACAAGCAGTAACTTTACCTGCAGCTACAGTAGGAGATATTGTCGTACATCTTCAATCAGATGACACAGCGGGTGGAGTAACAGTTCTTACCTTTACGTGTGCTGGTGATGATGTATACACAACTGGTTCAAAGATTGAATCTACTTCATCTAGTATCATAACTATGGATACATCTGCAGCAAGTGAAACGGTATTAACGTTTACACCTGCGAATGCAGCAACAAACATATTAACATTTGGTTGTTATCTGTATTTCACATGCTATACAAAAGGCTATTGGAGCGTTGCTTCTGACTTAAGCAGATATCCAACAAGTACTACAGGTACTTTTGTTTGGAGTTAATAAATAATATAGTGAGCTCCTTCGGGAGCTCACGACTAAGGATAATATATGGCAATAGGAAATGTACGACAAAGTATAGCTTTAACAGCTGATGGACAAATAACGAAATATGCAAGCGGTTCAGCTGTCACAATTACTAAAGCTAGAATCATGGCAGTGCAGGCCCAATCAAGTGCAGCTGATGGAAGTGTTAAAATTTATAATGAATCTGACAGTTCTAAAACAGCAAGTGCTTTAGTGTTTGAAGCTAAATGGGGAACTGCAGATAATTCTGATTTTTATGTGAAGATCCCAGGAGAAGGTATCTATTGTGATACCGGCATGTATGCTGATTTAACTAATTGTGATTTTTTAGTAGTTACTGGCACATTCACGTAAGAGAGGTAGCAAATGGCTAATACTACTTCTGGTACTTATACATTTGATAAGACTTTTGCGATTGATGATACCATCGCCGAAGCATACGAACGTATTGGTTTAGTTGGATCATCAGGACATCAATTATTATCGGCAAGACGTTCCTTAAATTTACTTTTTCAAGAATGGGGAAATCGAGGTATTCATTTTTGGGAAATAGGTCATGCGAATGTTAATCTTATTACTCCTGTAGCAGGCACAGGCGCAGGTAGAATTTATAAATTTTATAGATCAAGTGGAGATGGCACCAATGCCGCTTGTACAGATAATGATGGTAGTACAACGACAACTGCTTTTTATGGTGTAACTGACATTGTAAATTGTGCTTACAGAAAAGATTTAGCAGATACTTCCAGTCAAGCTGACACAGGCATGACTAAAGTTAGTCGAGACACTTATGCAGCTTTTGCTAATAAATTATCTACAGGAACGCCAAGTCAATGGTGGGTTCAAAGATTCATTGATCGTGTTGAATTAACGATTTATCCTACTCCAAGTACCACAGCTGTTAGTGAAGGACATTTAAGTATTTATTATGTTCAACGAATTCAGGATCTTGATTCCACTTATACAGATGCAACGGATCTTCCTTATCGATTTTTACCAGCAATGGTTTCAGGATTATCTTTTATGCTATCTCAAAAATATGCACCTCAACGAACACAGGAATTAAAACTTTTATACGAAGATGACTTTGCTAGAGCATTAGCCGAAGATGGCTCTGCGGCTAGTACTTATATAACCCCTAAAACTTATTATCCGAATATCTAATGGCAGGCTCAAGATTTTCAAAAGGTAGACACGCATTATCAATCTCTGATCGATCGGGAGCAGCTTTTCCTTATATAGAAATGGTTAGAGAATGGAATGGAGCATGGGTTCATACTTCTGAATTTGAAATTAAACAACCTCAAATTCAACCAAGGCCCGTGGGCGCTGATCCACAAGCCCTGCAGTTTGCGCGTACAGCTCGAACAGAATTTTATACACCAACCATTTTACCTAATAATCCTTTTTCAACGACAGCTTCATCAACTACAGTGACCGTGACTCAACCTAATCATGGCCGATCGACCGGTGATGCAGTTCGATTTAGAAATTTAACGGCCTCTGCAGGAGGCGTCGCTCCTGTTATTTTCATGTTGGAAACAACTCTAGCAGCTGATCTAACGGATTCAGCTACGAGTTTAACTTTAACAGATTCTTCTGCTTTTCCTTCCACAGGTTATATTGTTGTAGAACCGGGAGCCGATGCCAATGAAACTATTTACTATGGAGCTAATAATACAGGCACAGGAGTTCTTTCAACTTTAACACGAGGAACTTCTGAACCTACTTATAATCTATCCCCAATAACAACGACAGCGTCTGCACATTCGAGTGGAGATAAA